TGTTCTTCCTTCGCTGCCATCACCTGTGCATTGATCTCTTTCTCTCTTCCGCACCTTGCGATGCTCACCGCAACTCCGGTCAGGAGCACGACTGCTGCCGCTCTCTTCCAGTTAATCCCTCTTACGAGTGCTCTTGCGATTCTGACCGCCTTTCTTCGCCTTGCTCTTCTTCGTCTTCTCACTCTTCTTCCCTCCTTTCTCCTCCTGCTGTTTTCTCATTCGAGCATATATGTAATACTGGCCGTTCCACTTGTTGTACTTGATCACTGATTCCGTGTACTCATAACCCTCTGATGCGTACCACTTGTTCAGATGCTCCTGCACTGGAAGTATACCGTTGACCATCTTGTCCACATGGCTCTGCTTTGTCTTGTAATGATTCTTGTGTTCATCCGGTTTCTTCAGGTTCTTCGATGGAGTCCAGATTTTTTGATATTTTCCTTCTTCAGAGTCCTTCCCTTTGCCCTTCGGCTTTGACACATATTTCGCCATCCCCACGAGGCCGTTTTCGTCTTTCTGAAGGCGGCGAACCT